CCGCCCCCCCATGACCCGCTGTACAGACTGGGACTCCGTGTATGCTATGTATTACTAATAAACACAAATGTTATAGTTTTTTCTCGAAACTGACCCCCCACCCCCTCTATATAGTAAGACCCCCCACCTTATTTAGGATTGCATAATAGAAAAATTTTTTGTACTGTACAGGATGGATTCTAATCAGGCAGGACGCGCAGGCGAGTTTTACATCGCTTATGTGCTAGAAAAGAACGGTATCGAGTGCCACCATGTTGACCTAAAGGGCACAGACCTGTGGTGTCAGCTAGAGAATGGTAAGATGTTTACCGTGCAGGTAAAATCGGCGACGGCTCCCTTTCGCAACAGGGGTAGATGGATATACAGCTTCTGCCTCACCACCACCAAGAAAGCGGACTTCACTATATACTTGGCGCTCGACCAAGAGCAATTCGTAGTAGAGACCGCAGAGCAGGTAGGTAAAAGAAAGTCTAAACAAATTACACCGAGGGGGTTTACGACCGCCAAGCAGGCGGAAGGCATCGAGTTACTTAAAGGGTTCTTCTAAAGCGATGGCGATAAGGCCAAGAAAGACTACTAGGCAAGCAGACAGGATAAATACAGATTCAAACACAGGGTACTCCAGTGGATTATAGTTAAGTGGGGTCAGGCTAAAAATGGAGCGGCATTATACTTCTTCCGCTGAGTATGTGCATTATATTAGTTATCAGATATGAGCGGAAATGATACATAATGATGCTTCGTATACCATAAATGATATGCCGTGGTTTATATAGTTACCTTTTTAGGGAGTATTGCGCCTTATAGTGACCATTTCTTAAACCTATCCCCCTACATATATACAAAACCCTCTTTCCTATATACATACCTCCTTTATACCCCCTATGCCAGACATATGCTTGTTTCCGGAAAACAAGTATGCTATAAAGACCCTTCCGGTTTAACAACCTGCGATTACAATATGACGATACAAGTAGAACCAGAGCTGGGAATCCCAGTTCCTGCGAAGAAATCCCGTATAAGTGCGCAAAAACGCATCGCAGCGGCAGCAGCTACAGCTGAAGAGCTGGAGAAATATGGCTTAGACCTAGAGCCAACCAAAGAAGACCAAGACATCGCGGCCAAAATAACGGTTGCGTACGCTAACGACCCTGAAAAGACCGATAAACAGGTCACGGAAAATAGAGTAGCCACCCTAACACCGGCCTCTTTAGTACTTACAAACAACATTTTAAAAGAATTTGGCCAGAGTGTTGTGCAGTCCGCAACACATGTACGCCATCTAGTCACGAACAAGCTACTTCTGGAGACGGAGAACCCCGATCCGAAGGTAAGACTACGTGCATTAGAGCTATTAGGTAAGATTTCAGACGTAGGACTGTTCGCCGAGAAGACAGAAGTCACTGTAACCCACCAGACGAGCGATGAATTGAAGCAAAAACTACGTCAAAAGCTCGAAAAGTTGGTAAATCCACCTAAAGTAGCTGCCGAACCTACTGATATAGTAGATATTGACGTTGATGCGGAGATGGGACTCATTGGTGAGGGGGAATATGACGATGACTAAGACATATATACACGTGAATCAACATAAAATCCGTGCGAACATCAAGAATAAGACTAACGAGCCGGTAATTACCGTGAAAACAGGTAAAGAGAACCGGTATTGTCGGTCTGTAACTATAAATGGCCCCTCTGAAGTACTCCAAAGCACAACAGATAAGCCGATACTCCCATGTGGAGCGCGGGTAGTGATGGTAACCGAGTCGGATGTGACCATCCATGAGTGAAACTTTCTCGGAAGACGAGATCCAGCACATGTTGGACAACTTAGACTCGTTCAATGATGAAGAAGTGGTAGAAATACACAAATTAGTGGACGCAATCGCGGATAAAGCCGACATAAAGGCCGCATATGACGATTTAATCGCCTTTTGTCGACATATGATGCCCGATTTCATCGTTGGGAAGCATCACCGCATCCTAGCCGACATGTTAATGGGTATAGAGAGCGGAGAAAAGGATCGGGTGTGCGTAAACATCCCTCCGAGGCACGGTAAGTCCCAATTAGTGTCTATTTTCTTCCCCGCGTGGTATTTAGGTCGTAATCCAGACAAAAAAGTGATGATGGTGTCGCATACAACCGATTTAGCGGTAGATTTTGGTCGAAAAGTACGAAATTTGATCTCAGATCCCCAATATCAGGCCATTTTCCCTACTGTACAGCTCGCAAAAGACTCCAAATCAGCGGGTAGATGGAACACTAGTGTAGGTGGAGAATACTACGCATGTGGTGTTGGTTCAGCACTAGCGGGCCGTGGTGCCCACTTATTGTTAATTGACGACCCTCATTCTGAGCAAGACGTGATTAGCGGCAACTTTGTCGTATTTGAGAAGGCATACGAATGGTACACATTCGGTGCTCGAACACGACTTATGCCGGGGGGAGCGGTAGCTATTATCCAAACTAGATGGCATATGGACGATTTGACGGGCCGTGTAGTCAAGGACATGAATAATGAACGCGCTGACCAGTTTGACGTCGTAGAGTTCCCCGCAATCCTCGAATTACCCGATAAAATCACGGGAAAGATCACCGAAAAGCCATTATGGCCTGAATTTTTTGGTCTAGAAGCGTTATTACGTACAAAAGCGTCGATGCCGGTGTTCCAATGGAACGCTCAGTACCAACAACAGCCGACCGCCGAAGAAGCCGCCATAGTAAAAAGAGAGTGGTGGAACATATGGGACTCAGACTCAGCCCCTATGTGTGAATACATCATAATGACACTCGATGCCGCAGCCGAAAAACACAACCGCGCCGACTTTACAGCATTAACTACGTGGGGGGTCTTCCTTAATGAGGACACTTCAGCGTATAATATTATCTTGCTAAATAGTATAAAAAAGCGTATGGAGTTCCATGAGTTGAAGGAAATGGCGTTTAGAGAGTACGAAGACTGGGAACCAGACGCATTTATAGTAGAAAAGAAGAGTTCTGGCGTAGCTTTGTACCAAGAAATGCGTCGAATGGGTCTTCCAGTGTCCGAATATACCCCTCATAGAGGGTCAGGAGACAAATTAGCTCGATTAAACGCCGTATCTGACATTGTGCAGTCTGGGCTATGTTGGATACCCGCTACTCGATGGGGCGAAGAAGTTGTTGAGGAGATCGCAGGATTTCCGTTTATGAGCCATGATGACTTGGTGGATACCACCGTTATGGCGCTAATGAGGTTCCGGCAGGGCGGATTTATTCGATTACCCTCTGATGAGCCAGAAGACGAACAATATTTTAAGCGGCGATCCAGCGGCTACTACTAGGTAAAAGATAATGGCAATTGAAAAGAGCTTATACTCCGCCCCAGAAGGCATTGAGGGAGAATTACTAGAAGGCGAAGACATAGAGCAAGAGCTTGAGATTGAGATTGTTGACCCCGCGATGGTCACACTTGACGACGGTTCAGTGGAAATCACTATTATTCCCGGAGATGATACGGGAGAAGGTGAGTTTGACGAGAACATTGCTGAGTATTTAGACGAGGGAGAGCTTCAAGAACTAGCTGACGACCTCATGGGGCTTGTAGAAGCTGACCAAGATAGCCGTAAAGACTGGGCAGATGCCTATGTTAAAGGGCTAGATACCCTAGGATTTAAGACTGAAGACCGTACTACTCCTTGGGAGGGCGCATGTGGTGTATCTTCTACGGTACTAGCAGAAGCCGCTATTCGATTCCAAGCAGAGACAATGAGCGAGACTTTCCCCGCCGCTGGCCCTGTAAAGATTAAAATCCTCGGTATGGAGAATAAAGAGAAGATTGAAGCCGCTGAGCGGGTAAAAGCGGACATGAATTACGAACTTACAGAGCGCATGGTTGAGTACCGCCCTGAGCACGAGCGTATGCTATACAGCCTAGGACTCGCAGGGAGCGCGTTTAAGAAGGTTTACTTCGACCCTAACCTAGGGCGTCAGGTAGCCACTTACATCCCCGCAGAGGACGTTATAGTCCCATATGGCGCATCTAACATCGAAACCGCTGAGCGCGTATGTCACTTAATGCGTAGAACTAAAAACGAAGTTCTCAAGCTACAAGCCGCAGGGTTTTATAGAGATATAGAGTTAGGCGACCCCGTAACATTTCACTCCGACGTTGAGAAAGCCAAGGCAGAAGATGGCGGATTTAGTCTAAGTGACGACGACCGATATACCCTTATGGAGGTACATGCTGACCTAGTTATTGAGGGAGCAGAAGATTACGCAGGCGATGACGAAATCGCTAAGCCTTACGTAGTTACTATTGAACGTGGCACTGGAGAGATCCTGTCTATCCGTCGTAACTGGGATATGGAAGACCCATTATCACTTAAACGCCAACACTTTGTGCATTACGTGTATGTGCCCGGATTTGGCTTCTACGGCCTTGGACTGATCCACATCATAGGTGGGTACGCCAAAGCAGGAACGTCGATTGTACGGCAATTGGTGGACGCTGGTACCCTATCTAACCTTCCCGGCGGCCTAAAGTCCCGTGGACTACGTATTAAAGGTGATGACTCCCCAATCGAGCCGGGTGAGTTTAAAGACGTAGATGTACCGTCCGGTAGCATCCGCGATAACATTATGACCCTGCCGTATAAAGAGCCTAGCCAGACTCTACTAGCTCTCTTGGATAAGATTACCAATGATGGGCGTAGACTGGGCGGCGTTGCAGATATGAATATCTCTGACA